ATTGAGTTACCTGTTCTGTCTAGGGATATTGAAGGTATTTCAGCCCCAGCAACATCGAGTACAGAAATAGATCCACTTCCATTCGCAAAATAATATCCAAAATTTGTTGGTAGTGAATCTAGTACATATTTTTGATATCCTGTCAATGAATCTACAAATTCTTCATATTGACTTTTAGTACCGTCAAATGGAAAATTATTGATGATTGTTTTAAATGCTTCATTTGTTTTAACTTGGGCTGAATTATAAAATGTGTGTTGGGCAAAATCAGACCAATCAACATTAAACTGTTGTGTTGACTTGAGCCCAGATCCATTAGGATCATATCTGAATGAAGCTGTTGCTCCAACACTTATATTTTTTTCTATTGCCTTTTGTTGTAAAACATTTGTTTTTGATAAGTTAATGGCCGCATTTGATTTAAACAAACGAGGCTTTAAATTTACCAGTACATCGGTGTTGTTTCTTTTCATGTTGGAATTTCAGCTTCTAGAAATAGATATTAGTCTTAAACAACCTTAAATCTATAGCCTAAATTTTTAAAATACGCTGTATTGTTAGGATCAAGTAACATAAACTCAAATTCATAAACTTTATTCACTACAAGTTCTGACATGGAAATATCAAAATACATCCCTTCACCATCAGCAGATAATCTTGTTGCATTACTTTCTGTTGTAAATGGAACTATCACATCTCTTGTATACGCATCAACAAGACGATAAAACAGGTTCTCATATATTGCAGATTTTCTTTCTTCTAAAGTTCTAGAATATTTATTAATCACTGTAGAATAATCGTCTATAAAAACTCTGAAACGTGGAGTTTGTTGAATATTATATTCTTGCTTAAAGTTAAGCATGGTTAATACATAGTTGTTTATACCACCATTTTTTACTTCTCCATTTTGAAGTTTAAACGTTACTTTTGGACCAGTAGAGTAAGAAACTGTCCCATCAAGAGATTTCCAATTTGCATCAAATTCAATTTCTGTTAGAGAATTAGAATGAAAAGCAACAAGAGCTGGAGAGTAATAATCTAGCAATACAGAAGCGGTATATTGTCCTACTTGGGGTATGCCTCCAATTAATAGTTGTGAGCCAGAAAATGATTGGCTGTAATAGATCAATGATCTAGTATTATATGTTATGCTTGCAGAGTGAGTCCAGCTAAATGAAGTTGTGGCATAAGAAACGAACCTTGAACTTACTAGTTCAAGTATCAAAGAATTGCTTCCTGTTATTGCTTGAGATGCGCTTGTGAAATTTGCTTGTTGCCCAATCAATGTGTTGTAAATTCCGATACTATTTGTTCTGTTAAATGTTAAATCTAATTGATTATCAAAGACGCTGTTATCATATAGACAAACAAGTGAAGGTCTTAATATTTCTTTTCGTAAATGACGAGAACCGAAACGTTTAACAAAGTATGTTTCTGTGCCATCTTCAATTGAAGATGTAAAGGCAAGACGTAAACCATAATCAGGTAATATCCCTGCTAATGTTGCAGAAACGATTGGTGTGATATCAAGATACATATCTTCATCGCCTCTAGCGAATGAGGCACTTGTAACAAAATTTGTATAATAATCTATATCTGGCGAACCAACCGAACCAGAACTGTTTGCACCTTGAAGTGACCATGTGACAACAGATGTGCCAATTTTACTTGCAGTCACCCAATTAGCTGTATCTATGTCCTGATAACCAACCACATCAAATCCAGTACCTTCATCAAAATTTTTCGCTAAAGGATTTACAACTATACTAAAATTTGATGGAGTGGTTTGACCACCATAAACATTTTTTAGACTCAGGTATGTTTTAAAAGATGGATCTGAAAATTTTACATAAGAATTTGTTAGTTCTTGTAATGGTTGTAAATTAAAATGAATTAACGAACGGGTTTGTTCTTTTAAACTTTGCGAAAGAGCAGATCCTGTTAAACCCAAAATTGTTGTTTCATCATACAGGTAGTAAAAATCAAGACTTGATGCCAAACCAGTATTTGAATTAATACTTCTAGTAGAATATATCCATTTATTTTGAATATAACAATCTTTGTCTGCTTGTAGTATTTTAAACATTGCGGTTTTAATTACATGACCAAACCCATGTAAAGTAACACAAGATCACCGTTTAACCACATTTTGTTTAAGGATTAAACTTCCCATCAAATTACAGAACAGAGGAAACTATGTCAACATCAGGATATTTTAGTTCAAAAATTCCACCAGGAGGCGGAATAATTAGATTTTTTGATGTGTTCGCAGTAAAGTTATAACTAACGGTGCTATACACTCTTTCCCCTTGTGTTCCAACCATGTTTGTTAGTCTGACAAACTGAACCGACATAACTCCTATGTTATTAAAAATTATATTTTGAATTTCTGATAAATTTAAAACTTGATCAATTTGAAAATTATTAACATCAAAATATTTTTGAAGTTTTCTGTTTACATTTTGTGTTATTAATAGTCTATTTTGATTGTTGTCAACAGCAATTTGATATTCAATTTTAAAGTTAATAATAGATGCATCTAAAATATCAATTGCATCTGGTATGATTCTAAAATCATTTAGATATCTAGATAAATTTCTTTTTAATGTATCATTTGCTATAGTTAGTGTACTGTCAGCAGCTTTAGAAGTGACATACAACAAAGAAGAATTTGGATTTGCTGGGTTGGGTCTGCAAGCGGCCCTAAATACTCTTCCGAATGTAGATGGCATTGTATAAATTCTTGCCAATAAATCTCTTTGCTCAACAACTCTAGATTGTGCCGCAGCGAAAGATGGAATTAAGCTTTGTAATTCTGTTAAACTTAATGCATCTAAACCACCATTGGCATCTGTTTCATTGTTTACTTTAACAGAGTTTCTTACTGATACAGCATCGTTTGTTGTTGGTCCGCTGGGAAAAGACATCAAAAGTTGTGTGATGTTATTTGCAATAGAACCTTGACCAACATTGTGTCTTAATCCACCACCAAAACGATAGACTATTGTTACGGTTGAGTTTGGAACAATTGTTCCAACTGTATTGGTTTGCAATAAATTATTTGGATTAATTGCATATCTGCTAAATGTTGTTTGACCATATAAAGGCAAAGAAAACTGAGATGGGTCTGGAATTGTATCATTATCTGTTGTTTCGGCGTTGCCTCCACCAAATCTTAGTGTCGTTAAACCAGTAGACAAACTGTTTATTTTAACATATCGATATGGAGCAGCTTGGATTTGCAAAGAACTTTCTATTTGGTCTGCATCCGAGTTTAAGTTTCTTGTTTTTAGATAAACAGTATCGTTAGCTAAACTGTCGACTTCATAATATGTATTGCCAAAATTATCAACAACTGAAATAATTTGTGAAACATTTTCTCTTGATAAAGTAAATGTCCTAAAAGGTTCAAAGCCAGCAAAAGTAAAATTTTCTGTTGTAATATCCCCAGATATACAAAGACCTTTTAGTTTCATAAAAAAGCTTATTGGAAGATTACCAGAATCTCTTTCTGCTATTTCAACTGTAGCAATATATTGTCCATCTCCATCTTTTTTTGAAAAATCTAAGTTTTCTGTTAGTTCAAATGGGATGCCCGTTTTTGAACTCATTTTGGTTCCATTGTTTATAATTGGTATCGCAGTTGGATCAATAATTCTTGGATTTGACGTTGGTATTGCTGGCACTTTAACCTGAAAAGAACATTCAACAACTGATGGAGTTGCACCTGTCATTGGAACTCTGTTATCTCTTAATAGTCTTTCAATGTTTCTTGGTTCTACTGCTGTTTCTGGTGACAATTCATGAAATTGGTGATCTAAATAAAAAGACTGTGTATCTCCAATAAACGATATTGTATCAAGAAACATGCCCATAAAACCACCAGGAGAAAGGTCTTTTATCTTATCTCCATAAAATGATCTTAGGTAAGTTTCCATCTCATTTCTAAAACCTGTAAAGTCCTTGTTGAGATATGACCTAGCAATTACTTGCTTCAGTACTTCTTTTTTTGATAAATCAGCCATGATTCTATGAATTAACTAACGTAAACAATAGCTTTAATAAGTCCATTGTATAAATTTATTTTTGGAACAGAAAACTGTAGTAGGATTTCTACTTGTGTTACGCTTTGATTTACAGCTCTAGAAGCCTTGGATGAATAACCTTCTAGATTGATAAAAGGCATATAATCCCTAACTGCCGTGTTTATTCTAGCCATTGCTTCTCCATCAAAATTTTGATCTGAGGTATACTCAATAGCAAGAGGTTTTAAATTTGCCCCAAAATAATATCTTCCAAGACGTTCACCGTGATTTGTTTGAATAAGATTTTTAAGATTATCTTTTATGATATCTTCAATACTTGTTGAAGTTTCAAAAAACGTGTTTCCATTTTCATCTATGGCAAGTGGAGTTAAAATTCCTACAGGAGTTACTGATACATCAGGATTTACAAGTTTTCTTTGATCATATACTTTATATCCAACATTTTGAAAGCTAATCATTGTAATTTAATTTAATTATCTTATTTTTGTTAATTCTGGAAATCCTCCGCTTGGGACAGGAACCCCAGAAGGAGGTGGGCAAACGATAGCAGTTGGTAGTAACAATAATCGTTGCCCTATCTGTTCTTGCACATGGGCATCAATTGCTGCCGCCAAACTTAATGCTAATTGTTGACGCAACGCAATTCCTTGTGCCGCACTATCTGTCCCTTGAACATTTAGAGCATTTGCAATTTGTTGTTGTAATTGTGCTAAACTCATATATGATATTATAATGTTACAATTAAATCATAGTCAAGAACCAAAAACTTTTTGTGATTTTGCGTCTGCTGTGTTAATTGTGTCAATCTGCGTGTTAATTGCTGTTGTTATAGTTGTTGTTGTAGCAACACCAGCAGGTGTTGCATTTACAGCCACCAATGATGCTATAGGAATAAAAGGCACAGCAATACTTCCTCCAAAAGCAGCATTCAGAGCAATAGACATATTTTTAACATGGTCCGACAAAGCTTTAATTTGATTTTTTAATTCAGTTATATGCCTATCGTACACACTCCATTTGATGTAGGGTTCGTTTTCTTGAGTTGCTTGACCAAGATATATTTTATTACCTTCAATTTGAACTTTACCATCATTTTGAAAATAACAATAAGCCAAATCTTGATTTTGTGTTCCTTCTTTTATTAATAGAAGTGAACCGTTAATTTGTGCAGAACCTTCTGCTTTTTTTCTTGCTATGATTCTTATATGATCTGCTTTTGAGACAATATATGATGTACCAACCTGTTGAGAAGTTTCTGTTGGTTGTGTTACTGTTAGTGTGTTTGTTGGATAACGTATTCCACCTTCAACTGATGCATCAAGCTTAAAATTTAAATCAGCTTTTGTGCCCATAGAAATGTAAATTCTTGCGGCATCATTTACAAAATCTGGATTTCCTTCATTTTGATTATTTTGTTTATTTCTTTGAAATCCTGTTTTATCATTTTCAAGTTTTCTAAACTGATTCTCAACAACATAACATGAAGTGGATTTATCATTTGTTGCTTGCGTATCATTAACAGTTAATGGAAAACGGCCACGCCCAGTAACCATGTCAATTGTACCTGAAAATGATGTTTTTTCATTTGTTGCAGGAGTTGTTGTTTGATTCTTTACAGGGCCAATTCTATCTGATCCCAAAACAATTAACGAATTGTTGCTTCCTTGTAACAATAAATCTTGCGGCCTTTTTCTATATCTTGGCACAGTCTCATAAGCTTGTAATGCTGCGGATTTTGATTCCGAACGGATTAATTGAAAAGGATTTTCATTTGAACCCTCTCTAGGAGTTATTGTATAACGTCCAGGCAAATCTGCACCATTAGGAAAAGATGGTGTTAGTATCAGAGTTGTGCCATTTGGCTTTTCTGCATTTGCTTGTTCCAAACCTTCTGGTGTGTTTTTCATATCAAACGAGCGATCAGAATGAGTGAAGTTTAAGTCTTCAACAGCAAAATTTTCATGCGGCCTTCCTATCCAACGAGCTAGCGATCCGCCAAGATAAAAATAATCTTCGTAGATTATAAAAACCACTTCCCCAGCCTGGATCGGCAAAGAAATATGGGAAGAGAAAAATGGATAAACTATTACTGGTGTAGAATCAATTGCATCTTGACTATTATTAATTGTTCTTGCTAAGATAGAACAAGGAGGCATTAAATCAACATATTGTGGATTGCCTACTGTATTTTTTAAGTTTGTCTTTTCATCAGCCGTTAAACTTTTTACATCGAAAAAAACTTCTTGTACTACCGCTCTAAAAACTGTGGGCTGTTGTCCTGAACGAACCTCAGATAATAAATCCCGCCCAGCATTACCTGGCCCTGAAACTTGTAATCTGGATACGCTAATATTAGGCATTATTTCTTTCTCCTTGGTTCGTAGCCGCTTTTTGTTTGAGGAGAAAAGAATTCGGCTGCTAAATCAGAATTATCTCGTTCTTCTTTTTTGTCTCTGGCTTTATCAACTAAATCGGCTAGTTTTAACAACTGTTGATTTGCTCTACTCATCGCTTCCATATATTTTGTTAATGTTTGTCCATGCTGAAAATGTTTTTCTGCGTCAGAAAATGTAATAACATACAAATCTAAAAATAGAGCAAAGGCATTTTTTCTATCTGTCATAGCATTTGCATAAATTAATTTCCAAAGACTAGCGAGCCTTGGATCTAAATCAATTGCAGTTAGAAGGCTTGTAAAGTCTTCAAAACCAGTTTTAACCTGTGCTTTTACCTCATCTGTTAATTCATTCTCAACATTTTCAAGAAACGATTTTGCTTTATGAAACTTGTCATTTTCATTAAACCCAATTTCATCTTCTTGTTCGGCAGTATTTTCATCTTCAATTACTATATTTGACATAGAAATAAATATCCTAACATCAGATTGTTAAATTTCTTCAACTTCCCTTTTGGTTAATCTATAAAGCTTTTTAAGATTCGATAACGTGGTAGAAAGCTGCTTGTTATTCATAAGAGTAATATCTCTTAACAAAGATAGTGCCGCCTTTTTTGTTAGATCATCATAAATGTTTATTTCATTTATGATTTTTTGAATTGAGATTATTACCATTTTTTCGTTTTCAGAAATGGTTTTTTTATACATTTCTTCAAGAATTTCTTTTATTTCATCAACTTTTTCAAGTTGAATCATAGTGTCTTCAGACGAAGGATCAATCTTGTAGTTTTCTATTGTTTCAATTTCATGATTGGTAAATGCATCTTTCTCTTCTATAGAAATTAATGCGTGTGAGGATTTATTTGATTGTTTCGCCTCTACAATTAGAAAGTGTTTTGCAACAACATTATAGTAAGAAAAAGCTTTTGATCCCTTTGTTTCGTCAAATTTTCCAATAATTTGATACAATTGAGCAATACATCGATCTCTTAATTCTTCTTTTGTTTCATAGTTTGTTTTGTAACTGTAAACATTTATGAGATTTTCAACAAGCTTTTTAAATGGATCGTAGATATCACTCATGAAGATTTCATGTTTTTTGCTGATATCTGACTCATATTTGAATCTGATTGCTGCTTCTTCAGTTTCTTTTGTAAAATAGTTGGCATTTGGCCCACTACCTGGCTTACGCTTTATGATCTTTTTGCCTCGTCTGTTGAATTGCATTAATTTACATCCTTAAGTTTTCTGGCTGTTTTTGTAGTTTGGACATTTACTTCTTCAAGCAAATCTACCACTTGAACTGTAGCTTCACGGGCCACTTTTGCAGCATCAATTATCTTTTTAAATTTTGTAGCTATTTCTGGCGTTGTTACAAAATAATCATTATCTATTGCTTGATTCATTGTTTCAATAGTTTGTTTTTGTGCTTCAAGCAATTCTGGCATCGCATCTTCAAAAATAAAAATAATTTGTGCCATTACTCTTATTTTTTGAAAGGCAAAATAAATCCCATACAAAAATAATAAGTTAAGCAGTATTGAAATTATTAAAAATACCATCATTACACTAGTTTACTATTAAAAATTTGATCATAAATTGTCTTAATCGTAGTAAAAGAATGTGATGCTCTTATTTTACTTTGCAATTCAACAGCCCATTGTTTTGGCATTTGATGATCGTTATAAAACTTACGGAGTCTTGCTTTAACGTCTTTTTCATTGGGCTCTGCCCACTGTGCTTCTTTAAAGAAGATGTTGTTATCAACTCTTGATTCATGAACATTTTTTAGTTCG